GCTCAGGGGTTAGCGGTGGAGCGGTTAGTTAGGTTATTCGGGTAGCTCTTGACACTTGTCGCAAAGTCGTGTAAATGGTGCGATTAGGTTGTGGACTTCATCGGCTCCGCACTTGTCGCAAGTGTGGTTGAAATAGTCATCGGAGCATTTTAGGCATAGGCCTAGTTCCTCACGGTGGGTCTCCGTGTCCATAAGTGTTTGACAACTATCGCACGGGGTTAGGTCGTGTATAAAGTTGCCCCCGTTTTGATATCTCCATGTCGAATGATTCCACTCTTTATATACTGCCGGCCGAATAGCGGCCGCTCCCAGTGGCTCAGGGTAACCGCTATCGAGTAGCTCATCGAGTGCATCCCACGCGGCAGCTTTGGCACTGGTCGCCCACTGATATACCTCATGCGAGACGTTAGCAAACTTTACACGGTAATAAGTCTCTTCATCCGTGGCGGTTGTGTTAGTTGAGTTGATCACCATTTTTATTTACTCCCTTTAGTAATTCTTGCGAATAGTTTTATTAGTTTGGTCGGCCATTACGCCGATAGACACGAGCACGATATACAACCATCCGGCTCCTATCGTTTTGAGATACTTATCCACTAGGCCACCGGCTCCAGTCTTGACTTTATAAGGTCAATAACTAACCCGAAACTTAGGCCCGTATAACCATCATCCAGCAACTCTTGAAATAGCATGATTAGGTGGTCCGTATCGTAGCAAACTCCTAGTTCATCCATCGAGTAATGAAGCTGATTAGGCTCGAACCCCGATTCGGTCTCGATGCTATAAATTACCGTGTTAGTTTCGCCGGCGGTCACTGCATCACTATTGGCTAGGTTGCCACTCAGATAGTCGCTGATAATTCCCTCAGCTTCAACAACACTGCCGGCGGTTACCTCGTAAGTGTCTCCACTTATAAACGTGTAATTACTCATTTTATTTTTTACCCCTTATCTGTTCACTTATTGTTATTGACTTGAGCCGGCCGATTCCTGGCTCAAACTCATTGGCACTCACGTAATACGATAGGCGGCGTGGCCGGCCGGCCATCCGGTAACTTATTTCATTACGTATAACACGGCGGCATGAGCGGTGGGCATTTTCGGCCACTCTCTCAGCTTCACCCGTGTTGCCTAGCGGTACGGTAAAGGTTGCTTTAGCATGCCAATTACCGTAACCATCGGCCCAGCTTGTGACCGTGTAATCTTGTGACTTCATGAGTTGATCAACTCATTTTTAGCCACTGCATCACTGCCGAATATGTCACGGCCGGCATCGGCCAGCGTATAGTCATTCGATAGGGTTACCATGCCGCATGATTCGGTAATCTCCCAGCGTTGCAAAGTGTCGCCATTTTTAGCGTTGACGTAAGTCTCTAGCGACTCAAGGGCCACCGTGTAAATGTCCCCCCTGAACCATGCCTCAATATCGGCGGTGGCATTTTTACTATTTAGCCATTCACCATTAGGGCCGGCATCGGCATAGACAATAACATCGGCCCACTCACCCTGCGAGTAGCCACGTAATGCCAGCGTTTTATATGTCCGGTTAGCTAGGTGCATATATAGGCCGATAGCTCGCTCCCAGCGGTCACGGTCAAGGTCACGGGTTAGACGGTCAAGGTCATCCGTGCACTGGCCGCCATTAGTAATGCCTAAGTTGCGAGCAATATCAAGCGTGTAAATTCCGACACCATCGCCCGTTAGCTCGCTCCAGTCATAAGTGCCATAATCAAGGTAGGCGGCTAGGCGTGTCGTGTCGTTTATATCGTGTGTTGTAATTGGCTCCATTTTGGTTATCTCCCTTGTACGATTAGCGGCTTGTGGTCAATAGGGCAACCGTTACCGGCATGCCAGTCATCGGATGGCTCCCACTCACGGGGTACGGTTAGCTCGATTAGCATATCCGGCGTAGCTTCAGCATCGGGTAATTCGTAATAGTTGACTTGACCATCGCAATAGTCGATATAAAACTCACACTCACTGCATCGGAGCATGGCATCACTTACGCCGCAGATTACCGACTCAATATCTCCAGTGAAAATGACCGGCTTAGTATATCCACCTCGTACGTCACAACCGCCGTGCACTTGCAAAATAAGATATTCGGTATTACCTAAGCTAAACGCTGTACTTTGGATAGTTTGACTAAGTAGACAATTTCCAAAGTTATAAGTGTTGAACCCCCAGCGGCCACCCTCGTAATATCCTGAGTCACTGGCAACCCCTAGCATGTCTAAAAATGTCTCTATGTTGTGGCTCCATGATTCATTAGGGTGATCACCATCATATTTTGACCATGCGGCATCTAGGGCCGGGGCGTACTCTAAGCGGTCGTTTAGGTAATGGAATAGGTCGAGCGTAATCTCACCATATTCATCTATAGTGCCGGCCGGTGCACTCTCAAAGTCTGCAACCGTTTTGCCGGCGTTACGCTCCCAGTGGCGGCCGTAATAGCCGCCGGAGTCGAGCATCGAGCCGCCAGTGTTTTCGGTTAGCATGTCGGCAATTTTCTGAGCGGTTACGTTAGTCATTTTTACGCTCCATTTTCACGATAAGAATTAGGCCGCCTAAGATTAGAGACACGCCTAAAATAGCGGCTAGGTTACGGTCGGTTAGGTTATCTATAAAGCCTAAAATTAGGCCTACAGCGGCACTTATGCCTATTAGTCTGATTAGCTTCACGTTTTACCCCTTTATTCACGCCTAGCAATTTACTAGGTTAGGAATAGATTAGTAAAAAAACGCTATAAGTGTCAAGTTTGAACGTTCATTTTTTATAACAATTAGGTAACGGTCAACTCATTACATTTAGGCCATAGGCCGGCGGTGGTTGCCATGCTATCGGCTCTCGTGCCTAGCTCGTAACTCATGCACTGCCACGCTTAGACATGTTTTAAGTTATCCACAAGCGGTTAAGTTATCCGCAGACTTATCCACCGAACACCTGTTCGAATAAATAGTTATCAACAGGGGCTTGACAAACGAACACCTGTTCGAGCCGATTTTTGTCCGTCATCGTGATTTTTGACCAGATTTTGACCAGATTTTGACCAAATTTTGACCAAATTTTCCAACCAGATTTTGACCAGATTTTTTCCAACCAAATTTTTTAACCAGATTTTGACCAAATTTTTTCTGACCAAATTTTCAAACCAGATTTGACCGCTTACGATTACAAGTCCGATGTGCAGCTCTCAACTCCGCTGTCGAACCAGATTCTGCCGGAATAACGTGATCCGCTTCCCAAGGATCCCCAGCACGAGCACCCTCACCACACAACCAACACACCAAAGCACTTGCACGAACAGCCGCAGCTCTAGCCCGATAAGAACCAGAATACTGACCAGAATTTTTCTTAACCTCAGCCCGTTTAATGTCGTGAAGTTTTTTAACCAAATTTTCGTGATAGTCGCACCGATTACCACCAGAAGTTAACACACCACAATCAGCACAAGGTTTAGGAAAACGACCCACTAGTTCTTATCCTTGCCCCAACCAGATCCCTTAAAGGTAATGGCTCCAACACCGTACTGGCGTGTCATCAATTTGCCACACTCACACCGGCACTGAAACCCATCAATTTCTCTGAAACCAACGGTTAGCGTGTTTGTTTTCCCACACTCACACTTAAAGTCATAGACCGGCATTTTTACCTTTTTTCAGTTTTAATAGGGGTTTCCAAACCAGTGCCCTTTAAATCACCAATCAAAGAAATCTCACCAAGTGCTTTATCTACCCGAGCTCTAATTTCAAGCATCAATTCAATATCGTAAGTTTCTATGCCATTAAAAACATCTTTAACAACGTTGATACAACGAGTACGTTCGGTTTCAACCCCACGCTTGTATGCCCTATAAACCTTATACAGTTTCATTTTGCTTCTTTCTCGCCCGTAGCAACCTGGCGTAATGCGTCCCACATAACCCTTTGCCATGCACAGGAGCTGCACACTCCGAGCAGATTTTTGAACCAAATTTTTCGGCAACAACCAGATTTATAGCCGGATCTAAACCAGATTTTGACAAACCAGATTTTCTGACACGATAAGCCGCCATGTAGTGTGCTTGACACAGCCCACGAGTGTATTTGTTTCTACTGCAATTCTCTACTGAACACATAAATCCCCTTTTCTTACAGTTTATATACTGTGCCCTTAAAGTGCAAACCCTTAACCAGTTCAAAACAAGTAATGCCCGTACTGGAGTCATTTCCTGACATTAGACGAAACCAATCAGAACCGTTATCGCTTGTTGAGGCTTGAACCCACCACCGAGATCCTCCGTTGTGTGCCTGACCAATTTCCTCAACCCTGAGGTGGTGAAAGTGACCAGAAATGAAAGTAGTGAAGTTTGAGCATGGCCCTTGACCAAATGCTTGCTTCTCCAGCCACTGTTGGACGCTGTTAGGGCGTTTAGCCTGATGACCGTGTGCTACTGCCAAAACGTGAAAGTTATCGCCCCATACGTCAAATGCGAGCGATTCGTCATACGGTTGTGGAATCAGGTAATTGACATCCATACCGAGTTCGGTTGTTAGACGGCGAAGTTGCTGGAGAATAACAATGCCCCAGTCGTCCAAACCTGGCTTACCAACTGTTTGACCGTTGAACCGGAACTGGCAGTGGTTAGACGCTACAGAGGCGTAAGTGACTGGTGCGTACTTGTGAGCAATCTTGATCAGATCCCACATCAAAGCAGCTGCCAAATCCACCTGTTGCATCGGGCTCAGGTCGTTTGATTCCAACTGTGCCATAGAAGCCTGATTAGACACAGACTCAATAATGTCCCCAGCGTCAACAATAATGACCTTCTCATACTTGCCCGCTTTAAGTTTCGCCTCAATAGCCTTATAAGACTCAAACACACGAGCAACCAAATCCTGAGTATTACCCCTAGACCCAACCTTGCCAACCTGAAAGTCAGCGGCCACAATCACAAACGCTTTACCATCAACACCAGACCTAACCGGTTTAGGCACAGCCTTCTTAGCCTGAGCGTACAAAGTAGGCAAATCCGTCTCAAAGACACCCTTCTTACGGAACCGGAACCTATACGCCGTCAACCACTGCGGATCAAGAGGGAAAGGTCGGGCAACCTGCCATCGGCTAGTTCTAGGTTCTCCAACAATCTCAATCTCAGCCGGATCAAATCCAGCCTCAACTAAGAACTTGTCAAAGTCGGGTTTCTCATCAGGTAAAAAGCCCTGCGTAGTGGCTTCACCCTCAGACCCATTGAACTCGACAGCAGGTCGCCAGTCTTTAGGAACATCAACCTTTGAGGCTGGTGTCAGATCTTCGAGCACGGGCAACGCTTTCCACGGTGACGCTCAAGACTTGTCCTAGACAACAAAACGCCACGAGCCGACAACGCCGAAATCAAGGCGTTCACAGACCAAGCAGGATCAACGACAGCGTTCCGAAGAATCTCCGCATCTTCCTTACCAAGCCCTTTGGCTACTTCTTCAATACGACAAACACGGATTCTGACCGGTGGGGTCATCCCTTTTAAAATGCTCATAGTTCAACCCTATCGGTTAACAGGAAATTCCTCTAGTAATGCTTCGCATAAGTTTCTTGTAGCCTCATACGGTGCATAGCTGCGTTGTTCTTCTTTAAGAATCGCCCACAAGTGGTGACGAATGTGATCAAAGTCTGCTGACCAAACCAAATTAGGTGACTCCAGCAACTCCATCGCTTGCTCAATCACGGGATCCATAAATCTCCTTAACAGCCTTCTCCATCTCATCAACAGACTTGGCACACTCATCAATAATCTTGTTCAGGCTATTCAGCCCAATCTCTAACAACTGAAGTCGCATCTCTACCATTAGCAGAGCCGCTTCCCTTTCAGAAATGTCACTCATTGTTTCTCCTTATAAGTTCAATAATTACAACTGCTAAAGCCAGTCCCATGCAGATCATGAACCAGCCCAAACCTTGTGTCACTCGCCTACGCTCTTTAGGTGACGAGCCAACGACTGAATCTTGTCCAACCGGAACCCAGACCAAGCCTTAGTATCAGTAGTCACAATCGGAGCTGCAAGAAGCCCCTGAGCCTTAAAGCCCTCCAAAACAAGCGGGTTCTCCTCAAGAGACTGCTCCTCATAAACAATGCCCAACTTGTCAAACTGCTTCTTAGTCATGTCACACTGCACACACGAACTCTTAGTCCAAACTGTTACCTTCATTAGTTTCCTCCCGAAATGATCTTGTCCCGCACCTGACGCAACAACACAATGTACCCACCAGGCAAATCCTCGTGAATCATGTCCTCAACCAAATTAGCGATACGCATACGCTCATCAGCCCTAGCCTCAGACATACCCTCCTCAAGAGCCCGAAGGAACCCTTGCTTACTTACCTGCATCAGTTCCATTTTCCAACTCCTCAATCAAACTTTTTACAGCTGCGGTCTTAGACTTCAAAGGCTTCAACGTGTCTAAAACTTTGGTCTTTATTTCTAGTGTTGCTCGTTGTTCTGCTGAGGCAATAGCGTCATCGAACTGTGCTTTAACAGCATCAAAAATAGGTGTGCTCATTTAATTTTTTCCTTTGCTCCAGATGCTGGTCGCCAAATAAGTGCAGTGTAATTAGTCCTTAAAACATAATATTCTCGACATTCTTCACATTGAGCTATTAAGCCGATTAGTTTGTGTTTCTTTTTAGGTAGGTATTGTTCACAAGTTTGATTTTCAAAGAATCCATGTATGTTCATTTTGTTTCTCCCTTGATAAGTTGTTTACAGCCAATACATTCACATTGATAAGTGCCGTCAAGTATTCCTAAGACTTCATCTTTTTCGCCTTGTTCAAACCATTCGTGCTTATCTAGCAATTTGATAATGCGTTCCCGCTCATCAGAAATGCCAACCTTCAAAGCCTGTTCCCAAACCTTATTAATTTGATCAATAATTGCTTTCTCAATCTCCTGATTCATCGTCTACGCCCCCAAATCAAAGCCTTACGACCAAACCGAGACTGACCCTCACCAACATCAATAACAAAACCCTTATCAACCAAATGATGACGAGCCGTACGAATAGTAGACGGCGAAGCCATAGGTGCAGTACCAAAATTCATCAACTGCTCATACTGAGGAACCAAATCCTCATCCGTCATAGGAGTATTCAACAGTTCATAAATAACCGTCTGAACCTCAGTAAAATTCTTAACAGACCGAGCTGCATCATGTGATGTGTACGGATCTGTTTTTCTTGCTCTAGGCATTTGCTTTCCCTTTCTCTTGCCGTATAACCAAATCTATGGTAAGAAAGCGGTGCAAGTCAACTTACGACACGAGCCGTTACACAACCGTTATAAACACCTTCGCCCCAGGAGTCGGGTAAGTATCAGTAGTAGACCCACACCAACGCTTCTTAGCCACAATGTCCACGATCAAAGAATCATCAACAATCGCACCGGCACGAGTCAACGAATCGCCTACGGCACGAATGTAATGATCTAAATCCGGTTTAGAGCCAGGATAAACAGGATGCTTAGGTTTAGCAGGACGAGCAATAAAAAACGTGACCTCTAAACGAATCGGCTGATCAAACGGAACAACCTGCTCCAAATCATGCATCGCCTGACGAGCTGCATCAGTAACAGCCAAACGCCACTCCGGAAGCCTCTTATTAGCCTCAACGAGAACGGCTCTCCCACCACGCACATAAGCCGTCTTAGACCCTTGCGGTGCAGGAGAACCGTCAACGAAGAAAAATAAATCCTTCAATTAAAAAGGTGCATCATCCATGTGCACAGAAATAGGAGTCCAAGACTCAGGAATCAAATCCTGCTCCTTAAAATCAACCTTCTTCTGCTCACGAACAACACGCTCAATCTTGTTAGCAACAACATCCAACGCAACACCCAAAGACCCATCACGTTTCGCATAAGTCCTAAACACAAACGAACCATGAACCTCAACAGGAGTACCCTTCACAAACTCAAAAGGATTCAACTCCTCAAAAGAAGTCACATTAAACCACATAGTCTCGCCATTCTCCCACTCACCAGAAGCGTTCTTCTTAGAAGGAGTAGACCCAACACGCAGCACATAATACATCTTGCCAGCCTTAGAAACCTTAGACTCAACATCAGCCCCAAGATTCCCACGAACCGTAATATCACACTTAGCCATAGCAGCTCTTTCCATAGTCCTGAACAAGTCAGGGTACTACAACACTACTCCCCATCAACGACAAGTTCAATATGATGAGGATTCACACAATCCCGATGCCCACACAACCGAACCCCAGGCAACAACAAACCACCCGCAACCATCGGATTATCCTCAAGATCAAAATCACCACGCCAAGGCACACACCGAGACGAACCATACTGAATACTCAAAGCAGGACGCATACGACACGACACACACAACACCACCTGCTGACGGCGTTTAACCAGAGGAACCTCCCACGAAAGGCCACACCTCTTACACAAAACCCGATTATCATCCACCACACAAGCGTAGCGTAATCACAGGGAAAGGCTCAAGAGGGTAGAAATGGCCTAGACGACCATCTCAAACCACAGGTATAAGGACTGTCAGGTTTTCTAATGGGTCTATCCTCACGGGTAAGACTATCTACGCCATGTGTTTAGCCAACTGCAAGGATGCTAGGTAGATACGAAGTAGCACCGCCAACTAAACTCTGTTCCACTCTCAGAAACTTTCACCCAAATCTAAGGCTTCACTGTGTCGGGTATGCCAAACTGACGGCCTCTAACGCCCAGTATCTCCGCTTGTGAAGCGAGAGCCAGTTTTATAGCAGTCTGACGGTTTAAGAACCTCTGCTTGAAGATTTGATTATAGGTCACCTTTTGGGATATGGCAAACTTTCCAACTTAAATAGTCTTTTTAATTCTTTCAATTCTGTTTTATTCTCCGCTATTAGATAGACGTATCTATGTTTACCTTGTCGTTTTGTTGGAGTCCATCCGTAAGATTTTGCTATTGAAGCGGTTATGTTTTTGCCATTTTGTCGTGGGTGGCGTAATCTTCCATCCTCGTCTAAATAGAACGTGGCAGGGCTACTTGTGCCACAGTAGATAGCGTTTGTCGCTTGATAAATGATGCCTAAATGATTCTGTGTTGGGTCTGCAAAACTAATAACTGCTTTGTAGTACGGTCTTTGTTTTTTTAATTCTTTTAAGGCACGAACAATGAAGAACGATTCAGCGTTTTTAGGTACTTCATCCAATAAAACCAATCTGTGAAGTTCTGTTACTGAGCCTTTAAATTCTTCGCCAAAAATACTGGATCTTACATTTTCAGAACTTGGAGAAGCAAATGCACAAACCCCTTGTAATTCTCCGTCTTTTAAAAGACCAAAGCACATAGGCCCATTGTGCACACCCTTTGAATAGTGATTTTCAATAATGAACTTTTTACCAATTAAGGCTGGTATTGCCATAACTTCATAATCTGCAAACGCAGATGTTTTATTTTTTTCCGTAAATAGATCTAGCAAAATTCCCCTTTTTTACAGTTTAGTAATGATAGTCGTAATTTGGCAACTCAGTTTTACCAAAATCATCATCTAGTAAATACCACTTGCCATTCTGCCAAACAGGGATAGCCGCAGCGTCTTGCCAGTTCTCCAGCTTCCAGCCCATACCCTTAGCGAGCCGTGCAGCCTCAGCACTCATCTCAATCTGACAGTTAAACCAAGAGCACAAAACAATAATGTTAGACGGCTTGTCCTTCTTGTGAGAGCCGCCCATGCCCCTGTTAGACCGGTGCTGCGGTACTAGAGTATTATCGTTTGTTCCGCAGTGTAGGCACTCCAGATCCCGTTCTAGGAACTTAGCCCACTGCTTCTGACTCATTCTTCCCACGGTGGCTCCGGACTCCTCGCAGGATCAACTAAACCCGTAGCCATAAACCCAACTGGGGCGGTCTCCACTCGTGAACTATCAATAATGGCAAGATTGCCCTCAGAGCGACACTTGTGATTAGAACGCCACTGATTCAACAACTTAATCTCGTCAGACCGTTCAGCCTGGAAACTAGCCCCGCACGAACACGCTTCAGAGATCATCTACTTCACCAAATACTTCTATGACTTTCATCTCGCACCAAAACAAAAAAGCGAGAAAAGATGCGGTTGTAGCCCACATACCAACTATGAGAGCTGCAATCCACAACACCAAAAGCCACATTAGCGAAGAACCTTTAATTCCGTTTCAATCATGCGAGCAATAGTCTGAGTGCTCATCTGAGCCAACTCCAACTGCTTCAACTTCAACTTTATCCGGTTGTATTCAGCCCTAGCCAAATCAGCCGCCAACTTATCATCAGCCGACTTCAACTTAGCAATAGCCTCTTTATCCTTCACAGTGCCATCAGTGGTCTCCATGAACGTCAAAGCCAAAGTACGTTCATACTTTGCTTCAGCATCAGCCAACTTCACCTCAGCGTCATACAAAGCACCAACACCCTTAGCTGCTTCCGCTTGGATTCTCTGTAATTCTTCTATGATCCCACTCGGAGTAGTATTCGCCACTCTCAACCCTTTCTAGACGCTCCATACCAGTCTCGTGAATAATGTCAGCCATAGTGCCGTTAGCCCCATTAGCAGGATTAACCAATTCGCCGTACAACTCACGAAGTTCGATAATGCTACTTAGCAGAATCCTTAGATCCTTTATGTCCATTACCTAATTCCTTGATCTTGTTCAGAACGTCCTCTGATGCTTTAAGTCTAGACGCTTCAACAAACAAAGCACGTAAGCCATCTAGATCTTCTTTCCAAGCCAGATCTTCAGCAATCTTTAGCCAGTCACGGGCAGGAGCCGGTGTTACGCCACGCTCGGCTTTAGCCATCTCCTCACGAGTAGTCCTCTTATTGCCGGAATACCCTGCGTTAGCCAAGGCACGTCCAATCGCACTGCTCTCACAGGTCTCAAGAGCTGCAGTCTTTTGAGCCATACCCACGCCATCAATTTCAAACGCAAGACCAGTCGCTTTCAGATACCAACCGTCAGAACGCAAAGCAACCTCAGCCATGTCATCCGGATAAGGCAACCAAATCTCTGCCTGAACAACCCAAGTCGAAACCTGACGATCCTGAAGCGTAGTCAAATTCTTAGTAATCACACGCATAAGCGGGTGGTCTTTATAAGCACGGTGGAGACGCTGTTCAACGGTCTCATAATCATTAAGGTTAAAGTTTGCCATCAGCCAAGTCTCAATTCGTTCAAACCTGGGCGAAACTCACGCTTCACAAAACGAAACACCAACACCTTATTAGTATCAGTTTCCATCTTCACTAAACGCTCCATGTCTGTCTCACGGACATCCACAATAGTTCCAGTGATTCCATTAATAGTGGCTGTTTCGCCAACTGTGTATTCTTCCATTTATTTCCCTTTCTTTATTTGAGCTGCATAACGTTCTTCATGAAGATCTAAAATTGCCTCTAATCTAGCAATACGTTCACGCATCACTTTCAAATCTTCGACCACTGCTGTATTGAAATCTGCTTGAACTAAATTGCACTTTAGTAAATGCTCCACACTCATAGCAAGTGCTTTCTTTAATGTCATCATTTTCCCTTTTTCCATTGAATGTACGGTGCACCAACACCACGCTGAGTACGGAACAAAACAATGTCATCATTGATCGCCCCCCACTTAGCAGAGCCCATAGCCTCTAGTGTTCTTGATTGTAGTTCCTGATACTTGCTCTTAGCAACCTCTAACTCATCTTTTGCCAAAGCCAAATACATACCCAAATCACCAAGTTCCTCAATGTCGTCCTCATGAATCTCAGGCTTCAACCGCCTCATAGTCTCATAAGTCGAATCAGAACCATCCCAAGCCGGTTGAGACCCAACCTCAACATGATCCCAGAACCGGCGTAGAGCCGACAAATTAGCCTCAGCCAAGAACTGGTCAAACTCCACATCAAAAGTCTTGTAGCGTCCACCACACAGGGCTACAACGGTAGCGTGTTCAATCTGAAATAACCACAAATACGACTGAATCTGTGCAATGTAGTTAGGTGGGATGTCTGACGCTGACTCCCAAAAATCTGCTGTCGTCTTAACCTCAATCAGATGCAAACGACCCTTCTCGTCACGATAAAACGCATCAGGGTTAGCCAACAACCAAGGATGAGACTTAGAAATGTAAGACCCAGACTTAAACACATCAAACATCGGATTCTCTTGTTGAAACAACTCCAACAACGGATCCTCCAACAACGTACCTAAACGCATGGCAGTAGACGCTTCCGTATCCGGAATCTCACCACGCACCTTGTAATAACAAGTAATAGGTGATTCCCACGGTGACAACCCTAAAGCTGCACCAATCTGAGACCCACCAATACGACCCTTACGGATCTCATACCACTCAGGCGACTGATTCTCAAAGAAGCCAAGAAACTCTGCCTTCTCCGAAAAAACTTTACCTTTTCTCATTTTTCCCTTTCAGTTTGACAACTGGATACTCATCAACATACAGTATGGGTATGACAGCCGCAACTAACGACAGACTCCTAATTGCCCTATACAAAGCAATAGAGAATGAAGGTGGTGTGCCCTGCGAGCAAGTTCCTCACATCTTCTACCCAGAAGATCAGCCTAAATGGAACGAGCGACAATTTGAGACACGAGAAGCCAAAGCCATTTGTGGCACGTGTCCTGTGCTAAAAGAGTGCTTCACCTATGGTGTGGTCAGTGCCCAACCCTACGGTATTTGGGGTGGCACAAGTGCCGAAGATCGCCGTGACATGAAATCAAAAAGGCGTAAATACAAAACTAGCGATTAGTCCACCATGCGTGGAAACTTAGCAGTTTAATAATCGCCCACTGCAAGAATCTAGACAAGGTTTAGTCCTCGTCTAGACCGTCCAAGTCGGCTAAATCACCAATGTCCTCAAAGTCAATGGTGTCCTCTGAAGAAGTCTCAACGGCTTCAGCAATGTCCTTGTTCTCAGCGGCTTGCTTTGCAACAGCAGCTCGGAAACCCTTTTCGATGTCATCGTGAGTAATCGAAGCATCCCACGCCAACTGCACACCAAAGAACACAACGATAGAAGCTGCAACAGTCAACACACCATTGATACCGCCCCAGAACCAGCCCACTGTCGGAGCACCAACAGCCATGCCAGGAATGAAAGCGAACAGGATTACACCAATAAAACGGATAACAATGTCTTTTAGAAGTTTAAGCATTTTTTGCGTTCCAAGCCTCGATGTGTTTAGCAATGTAAGCGTGTAGATCGTAGACTTTTCCGCTTGAGTAAGAATCTCTTGTAGGGCCAAGAGTTGCGTGTAGGTGGTCACCGGCAGAGTAAGAACCAGTGTTGCCTACAAAGCCAATTCGCTGACCCATCTTGATAGTGTCGCCAACTTTCCAAGTAGGCTTCGACTTCAAGTGGCAGTAACCAATAAATAGTTTGCCGTTAGCGTTTGACTGGACAAGTACCCAGCCCAAACCTTTAGACTCAGTGATCAGTTCAATCTTGCCTGAAGTCACAGCAGGGATAGATTTACCCTTTACGCCTTTACCCCAATCCGTTCCACGGTGAGGGCCAAGACCAGCCTTTTTACGAGCCTCAGTGTGAACACCAAACGGGTCTGTCCTGCAAGAGTCAGGGAAGGGTTGCATCCAATTAGCCATAGGTCTATTTTACCTTGTAGTTGTCTAGCCACTTTTCAATGAAAATACGGCGAGCATTCTCAATCGTCTCCAAAGGCGTATTTGGCTTATCAGCAAACCACCAACGCACCCACTTATCGGCTTCAGCCTTAGCACGGGGTAAACGATTCATGTCTACAATTTTACTCACGATTGCGAAGCGGATAAGTAGCAACCCAAACAGCCATAGTGCCCAAAATGCACCAGCCCACCACGGTCTTTGCTGATCCCTCCAAAACAAGCCAAGCAACGAACATACCTAAAAGTGTCCAAATTTGCCCAACAATGTCATTCAGAAAGTCTTTCACTTTATTCTCCTAACAGTTGAAGATGAAACTGAGGCTGTCGCCACAGCAGTCGTAGCAATGTTCCCTGCAATAACAGCAGAGATAACAACTTTTTCTGATTGTTCACGAACCTCAGGTGTCATGTCGGCTCCAATGTTGCCCAAAGCGTTAAAGGCTTCTAACACGGCGACAGCTGCGTTACCGATCAGTGGAATGGCTGCTATTTCTTGAGGTACAACCGGATCATCGGCTTTTGCTTCCTCAGCGAGAACAGCCAGTGTTTCCTCGACTGTTGGTTCAGGAGTTGGTTCTACTGTCGGCTCCGGTGCAGGTTCAGGGCTAGGCTCTGGGCTAGGCTCAGGTGTTGGCTCGACAACAGGCACAGAAGGCTCAGGTTCCGGCTCAGGTTCTACGGTAGGCTCAGGAGTAGGTTCGACAGGAGGGACGTATGGTGCTGGTTCTACTACTGGCGGTTGTGGTAATACTGTGGGTTCTGGCGAAGGACTTTGAGTAGGCTCAGGGCTAGGCTCAGGAGTTGGCTCAGGGGTCGGTTCCGGTGTTGGCTGGACAGGCTCAGGAGTCAAAACGATAGGCTCCTCAACCTGAACAATCCCATACTGCTCTAAAGTCACAACAGACCCATCAATCAAACGCACACCAGTACGAGACTGATACTCAGGGCCACTCAAGGCGTAAGCAATAGCGACAGTACCATCAGCGTTAATAGCGGCGGTAATAATAATGCTGGTAGGAGCAGTGCCCACATAATTCCACAAACCATAAGGTCTCGCAGAAATGTCAACACGGAAACCACCGTCTGAAGTTTGAATAATGAGATGTTCATCCCCACGATCTGGGAACACAACCCAGTCCATTGAATAAAGGCTTATAGAAGGTGTGCCAGGGTAATCCCAGTAAGTGTTATCTGGTCTACCAAAAGTAATGACCGAGTTTGTGGTTGCGTAAACGCTTGAAAATTGTTGACCATCAAAAGTCACATCAACAGTAAGCGGAACTTGGTAAGAGATGTCGTCTCCACCGCAAGTTTCTAAAGTCCTAACAACCGACTCAGAAGTAGCCGTGTCAAGAGCTGCAATAGTTTGAGATTGCTGAACTGTCACACAAGAAGCCTGTGCAGGAGAAGCAATAAAAAGAGAACCGAAGGCCAGCGTAGTAGCCGCTAAAGATCTAGCGACTTTCAACATTTACAACCCCAGAAGTTTAGTTATAACTGCACCAAGGAGACCGGCAAGACCAACCATACCTAAAAGCATCCAACGGAACTGTTCTAAAGTACGGATACGGTTCTCGTGATCTTTCAGGTTGCGTTCAACCCACTCAACGTGTGTAGGTATCTTCTCATTAAGGCGTTCAACCTGTTTGATAAGTTCAATCGCCCAAGTAGGGATCTGCTCTTGCTCCAACGTCTATCTTTCAGTCAGGCGTAGGGGTAAAAGTATTAAATAACTAGCGTGTCGGCTTCTTCAGCAGTTAAAGGCTCACCAGCAATGAGTTTTGCCTTAGCAGAAGCTTTGAGGGTTGCTAGTGCTTCTTCTGCGGCTACACGCTCTGCCTGAGCCTGAGCAAACGCTTGTGCGTCTAACTCCGCATGTGCGTATTCTTCAGCAGTAAACTCTCGCTCGACAGTTTCGCCAGTCTCGCAGTTGTGCTCTAAAACGTATTTTTTATCAGTCATTTTATTATCCTATCCTAAGAAACTGTGGCTCCACCAGAGCCTTTAAGTATTCCATAGAGACTTGCGGTACTATTTTGTATAAGATTCGCTCCAGAAGTAGAGTCTGCAATAGATAGTGAAGATATTGCGTTTGTATTAGCAGCTCGTACAGTTAAAATTGCTTGATTAGAAGCACTTGCGTTATTTTCTGCTATTGAATCACCAATAAAAATCTTTGTAATTCCAGCAGTAGCGTAATTCGGAACATAAATGCTGCCATTTCCAAAAGTATTCGATGTGTAATTAGTGCCTGGAATAACACCAATAGTTCTATATGCCCCAGTTGTCGAGACAACGCTTGATCCTGAACCATAAAGCCCACGCTCTAAATTCGGGTACTCTGTTCCGTTTGGAATAATACCTAAGCCAGCACTATTAGCTGCATATGAGGTTCTTGCTGAATACAGAATTAATAAATCAGTATAAGTTTGAGGGATGTTGCTAAATGTAATTTCAGCAATTCCACCAGAACCAACGCTTACAGTGCTAATCAAAGTCATAGCCATTATGCACTCACTCCATACAACGCAAAAGTTGAACCAGCAGCAAAAGGCTGATTATTACCAATAAATTGAACTTGATTGATAACGGCAGTTACTCCCCATCTAAAGGCAACAGCGGCAGTTCTATCAGAAGGGTTATTGCTTCTCATCAAACCAGAAATTCCTTTATTTGTTTGAGTGTAATCAAAAACATGAATAATATTCATCCAATTCGAGCTAGAATCCATGCTGCTACCAGTTGGCAAAGGCAGATTATTTCCACCATTTCCTTGGTTACTTTGTGCACTGCTGCCGTTACCCTCCATGGTTACCCAAGAATAGTTACCGCCTGAATCATTGTTAAATCTTATACGTGAGAAAGCAGTACCAGTTGTAGTTGCTTGCATTACTAAAACAAGATCCCGATAACTTCCAGAAATTGAAGAAAATGTTACAGTTGAAGCACTAGAGCCAAGAGTTACATTGGCTAATGCTGTGTACGCTGTTACTCCTGCTGGCATAATTACCCCTTAATTCCATAAAGTGAGACACGTGTGCCACTTGACAACTGGATTCCAGAATTTAAAAAGAATGTGATTGAGCTAATAACCGAAGTATTTATCCATAGACCTGAGCCTAAAATAACTTGATTTTCAATAGCAGTTCCACCTAGTGAGCGAACGGTCTTGTTCTTTGAAGTTGAAGTGTAGTCGAGAATATCGGTTAGCAAAGCACTAAATGTAGAAGGATTATTGTATCCTGGCGTATTAAGTTGAATAGGTATTTGAACATCAGCACCATTTTGCTCTGAATAAACACTGCTGCCATTTCCTCGTAAGTAATGTGCGTTGTATTCTACAGATGATGAGCCATTAAATCTAAAATTTAAACCAGTTATAGTATTTGAAGTTTCAGCGTGAAAAAGTCCACGAATTTGTAAATGTTTATATGTAGAAGGTATCGAGCTTAAAGTAATACTTGACGCTGGTGAACCTAAAACTGTCGTGCTAATTAATTCAAACGCTGGCCCTGATGGTGCACTACTAGCACCAGCGGTAGCAAAAATCCCCAACGGAATTGGCATTAGACAGTGATCTTTCCAATAACACGGTAAGAGTTAGCAGCAACCTTCTGAATAGTCGCACCGTTGTATTGTTGATCAATTTTGAATGTCACCGCTGTACCGGCAGTACCAGCACCAGCCCAAGTAGTAATACCAGTACCGGCTGCGATAGATACAGTACCTGCACCGTCACGGATAATGTCTAGACGGTCACCAATGTTATAAAGGTCAGGAACAGTAATAGTGAACGCTGATCCGCTGTTCGCCACAATAGTTTCGTTTCGGTCAGCTGCAACGGCTGTATAAGCACCAGTTACGTTATTTACAGTTGTGGTCAACTGCCCTGAATCAATGCTCTTATTAGTCAGAGTTGCTGTGCCAGAAGCAGTTAAGAAAGTCGAAGTATCAACAAGAGGCCCCCAAGAAGTACCGTTATATCCTTCCCAAACAGTACCATCGGTGCGGTATGAAACCATACCAGAAGCAACACTAGTACCAAGAGCAGAAGAACGAGCTGCTGTGCCAGCAAACCTCATTACGGTCTGCTCCATCAAATAGCCGTTAACATCAGCAGCTGTCAGAACGTCAAGAGCGTTCCAGGTCTTTTTACCCAAACCAGCCATAATTTATCTCCTAAAACCCAAGGGTGTTATCTGCATCTAGTCTACCAAAGGTTGGGTCATCCAAAATAAAGTATAGGAAGTCCAAACGAGCCAAACCAAGGGTGACACGGTGTATTTGTAAATCAGCACGGTGATTAATGTTGATAATCTCCGCATACTGTTGAATAGCAGGGCCAATGCCGTTAGGGGTGAACTTGACCTTTACAACATCGTTTAGTTCAAGGTTTAGCACCTTGTTCTGATCCTCTAGTGACAAGTCGTCCAGAATAATCTCAACAGCGTCAAAACGGTATTCAGGCTGAGAATACTTGTTAGCCAAATAGACCGCTAATTCCTCAACCTGATCATCGCTGTTCATTAGTAGGTCAGAAAGCGTCAGGTTTAGCACACCGTAAACACCCTGAGACGCTAGGTCAATAGCTGTTACAGTGCTTGTCGTGATTGCAGAAGTGACAACAATCTCGTTAGCAAGTTGCTCAGAACCGTAAGTGATATGGATGTCGCTGTAGCCGATACCTGTGCCATCATCAGTCAACTCAACAAGTCCAGTGACCGGCTGAACCACGGTACGGTCTTTAAAAGTCGCTTTACCGTCCTTAGCGATAAAGAACGCACCAAACTCAGTCTTTTCAACTAGTTTCAAATACGACAAAACATTCGTACCCTCAGCGATAACATCTGCACCAAGTGTTGCTACGCCAGTATCAATGTTTCGGAACGCAGAAGGCCAAGCCACATTCGGATCATCCAAAATAGCCGAAATACGCTCACCAGAAGTCTGCACAGTCGCAGTACCAGCGTTCAAAGACTGATTATTAAAGCGGTAGAAACCATCAGAAGTCACAAAAGTAACAGTCGAATCGCCCTGCACCGCATAACGAAGGTTCCAGTCGTCAATAGTGCCAAAATACTGCTGAATACCATTACTGCTAATACGGACTTCACGGCGAGGAATAATGTTCCCATAAAACGGGCTATCCTGATAAGTCGGGTCAAAATACCGGTTGTAGTTGTTCATCGTCACAACAGACTCACCAGAAGAATACGAGTCAATGTCACGGTTCTTACCACGAGTAATCTGAATGTCCTTAACATACTGAGTCACGTCATAGAAAAACGTTCCAGCCAAAGTCCAAGCAGTGTTATCCAACACGCCACGCTCAGCATCGTCCAGCACAAAGAACGGGCCGTTATTACCCGCTAAATCGAAACCAATCTCAACTTTTTGTGTAGGCATTAGAAAGTATTAGCCTTGTTGTATTGGTTAATGTAACTCTGAATGGTCTGACCCACAATCTTTCCGTCCGTACCCAAACCAGCATTAACAGTAATGTTAATAGGAGCATTTTGCTTCTGAGCAATGTTAGCAAATCGGATAGATTCCGAAGAACCAAAGTAGTTAGCCGCCGAACCAGACAACTGCTTAGCCAAAGCAAAGGTGTCCAACTGAGCAGCACCAACAGTCAAGTTCACAGCACCAGTTGTAGGAGCAACAGGAGCAGTAGGCATAGGCAAAGCCAAGTTCATCTTCTCAGCAAAAGCATTAGTAAAAGTATCAGCCAACTTCTGAGCATACTCAACAAGCGACTTCTCTTTAGAGATCATGCCATTGATCAGACCATCAACTAGATCAATACCAGCCCCATACATGACCTGACCAGACTGCTCAGCAATGTCAGCCCCAACAGAGTCAAGTTCCGCAAACAACCCATTAAGTTCGCTAACAGTGCCTGTACCGCCCTCAAGGATAGCCTTAGCAGTAGCACCACCAGCATCAACACCGGCTGTGACAATCTGCTGGTAAAGATTCTTATCCAACCCAAGAGCACGAAGATCCTTAAGTTGCTTCGCAAACTCCTTAGTCTTATTCAGAGTCTCAGTAAATGACGCTACAAGACCAGCTGCACCACCATTAGCACCCTTAATGACCTTAGAAGTAGCAACCTGAACATTGCCAACCATCTTGGTAATGGTCTGAGTGACATCAGTTGTGTTCTTAGCCAACAACTCGGTAATGTTGCCCATGCCCATAATGGTTGACTTAACATCATCCATAAGGGCTTTAGCCAGGCTACGGCGGTTGACAAGTTCGTCACGCTGACGCATCAAGTCCTGAATCAGAACCTGCTCTTTACGAGCGTAATCAGTTAGGTTTTGAGCAGCATCCTTAAGCAGAGTGCCATCGGCGAGACCCTTATTGATAGCGTCAACAACATTGTTGAACGAGTCAATAACAGCCTGTTCAAACTGTCCAATTTCACGAGTAGCAACAGCCAAAGGTGAAACGCTAGAAGCCGCATCCTTCAGAGACTTCTTCAGTTCATTAATTGCCTGAACTTGCTGATCGTAAGCCTCTTTTAGTTTCTCGTAAGCCTTGAAAGCCTCATCGTAAGCGTCCTCAGATGCTTTAATGGCTGCTTCGTTAGCCTCAGCGATTTCCTTGATACCAGCAGAAGTCTTGTTGAACTCTCGCTGTAACTGGGCTACGCCAGCCTTTCCTCTAGCCGTAATGTTGGCAAATACTTTCTTCCAGTCCTCGCCAGAACCAACAACAGACTCAATGAACGCTTTAGAAGCACCCATTTTTTCCAACTTAAGACGAGCAGATTGTTTTTCCATCTCGTCTTTAAGGTTTTTATAAAACTCAGCGACTGCGTTTTTAACGGCTTTACCGTCACCAACTGCACCAGCAGCAGCAGCTTTCTCAAAAGCCGCCTTGCCATCATAGAACTTAGCCATAGCAGCAAAACGAGCTGCTTCGCCCCTAGTGCCTTTATTGATGTCTTGGGCTTTAGTAATCTCACCAATACGTTCAAGAATTTTGACAACAGGCGATAGGATGCTGGCAATAATCCCACCTTGGTTGACAACTGTTCTTAGCCATTCCGTGATACCAAGATTGCCAAAATCTTTATTTCCAGCGTCAAATACTTTATTTATTGCATCAAAAAGAGCATTAAATGGGTTAAGAATGTGAGTAAGGAGATCTACAATCAACTCAAGGGCGACGGCAAATCCAGCACCCAATAACCTAGTAAGTGGGTCAAGTGCTTGCATTAATTTGCCAAATGTTTCAAACAAAAGACCAAAGAAATCAATTATTGGCGAAACAATAGGCGTTAGAGCATCAATAACTTGACCGATACCCCTAAAGGTCTCTTGTAGTTTTGGCCCATTTTCCTCAACCAAAGGTGTCAAGGTTTGCATCAAAGATGTCAAAGCAGGTGTAAGTTCAGTACCCACCATTGCTTGCATATTGCTAAATACAGCAGTAAGTTTCTTCTGCTCAACAAACAACGTACCTGACTGACGAGCAAAAGCACCAGCAGCATCAGCAGAACGTAGGTACAACTGCTCCATACGAACTTGCTGTTGAGCGTTAAGCATGGCTTGACCGGTTAGGTGACCAAGACCCTTAGCTGCAACAAGGGCATTAACTTCCTGTTGCTTAAGAGCAACACCGAACTTTTCAATCGGGTCATACTCACCACGGAACAAAGCCGTCATAGCGGTCAATGCTTCGGAAGTGTCGTAACCAAAAGTAGTTGCCAAGTCTTGAGCAAGTATGGTGAGTCGCTCGGTATTGTCGGCAACCTCATTCATAGGCAGACCGGCCTGTTTTAGAACAGAGCCTAAGAATGTGCTTGTACGAGCTGCCTCAACTTGGCTAAGACCCATGTTGTAAGCATTTTTAGAGAACTCTGCCATTCGGGGCGTAATGTTGCCAAAAACCGTGCCCAAAGCTGCCATGTTACGCTCAAGGTCACGAGCCTCAGAAATAGCATCGCCAGCAAATCTAACAGCACCCTGGAGTGCCTGGACACCTAACGTAGCAGCAGCCGCAGGGCCAACTAGACCCTTAAGTGAAGCACCCAAACCAGCCAGTTGCCCTTGAGCAGCTTTAATACCTGCCGCATTAAATGTGGACAGAATAGGTAAAATAATAGCCATTAGGCGTTCCTTCTAATCTCTGCGTTGATTCTTTCAGCAGTTTGATTAATTAATGCAGCCATCTCCACATTTACAGCAGGTAAAGCCTTCTCAGCAGATGGCCAAACCATACGAGAAGGACTACGCTTCTTGACACCAGTAGCCTTATTTAAGGCAACCACCATACCGCTTCCCTGTCCGTTGATTCGGTGTCTACGGCGACCAGTTGGAGAGCGACTGTAATCGTATTCACGAGTGAGTCTGCCACTACGGTCACCATTTTTGTTGGCTACGTCAGCAATCGCTGTAGCCGGAGAGTTAACCCAGATAGAAACAATAGACTTGCCTCGTTTACGCATACGGGTATCAACCCTCAACTCAGTTGATTTAGCCGGAAGAACAGCACCCCAGGTTACACGCCCAGGAATCACCTTAGGTTGCATACCACGTATTACGGCACGGCTAGGGATGCCAGATTGAACTGCTTTTTCAACAGGACGACCAATACGCTTAGCGTTTTTCTTAAACTTCTCAACCAATGCAGGATCTACTTTGCGTGTTTCACGTACCAGAAAACGCCAATCAGTGATCTGTATCTCAATACGATCACCGGTCTTGACATTTAAAGTTTGTGCCACGAATCCCTACCAATCTCTAATAACCATTCTACCCGCAAAACGAAAACCCCCTCTTTCGAGGGGGCTTCGTTAACGAGCAGTAGCCTTCGCTATCAACCAGCGGTTCATAGTCCAAAGCATACGGTCATCCAGCAGCATCAACTCACGCGGAGAAATGCCAGTTTCGCAAGCTAGGCCAGCGATAAACCAATGTGCTGAAGTCTCGCCTAGACCAACTATTTTGGGTCGAGATCACTCGATCCAACAGTTACAACTGTATCTACCCAAGCATCGAACTCTAGAGCAGTTGCTTTAGTACGCTTCTCTGAAGCCCATGCAAGGTATAGAAGGTGAGTCAACTTAGTTTCTTCACCCAGTTTGGTAACGCTTAGGTTGAACTTGGTTTCAAATGCTACTAGGTCGCTTGCAGAGCAAGTGATTTCTTTAGCACCTGTTGATACGTATTCAATGCGTAGATTGAGTTTCAATTTATGTCCTTAATTAAGCGGTTGCTTTTGTGACAACGCCTGAGGTAGGCCAGGTCACTGATACGGTGCTTAGGTCGCCCACTGCACCAGATACTGGGTTCCAGTTGTTCACAAGGACAGTCGCTGTGTAAGCAGGTGTCGCTGATGAAGCTGCAGTACCGTTACCAGCGATGATAACAGCAGTTGCGATAGAACCCAATAGTGGGAAGATTGTTGCTTCGACTGAACCAGATGCGTAATCCTGGTGGAAGTCAATAGATACAGTACCTGACTTTAGGCCACCGATTAGTTCGGTGTAACCCTGTGAACCAAAATCAGTAACGTCAACATCTGCAACGTTCATAGCGATTTCGGCACGGGCAACTGAAGATGATAGGTCAACACCGTTGATGGTGACCTTGTTTCCTGTGACTACATACTTAGCCAATTTATTCTCCTAGCTTGCATACACAGTGACCAAAAATTCAGCCGCTGTGTATTGGATTTCATTTACAGAGATTGAGCCATACGAACTAATCTCAGTCACTCGGCAATCGTTGACAACGCCACCAAGAGTCCTATCATATTCTACCGCCTGTTTTACCGAATAATCGCCCGATCCTGCACAGTAAGTATCCAACTTGTTCTGTGCACTGCGTTCGTCTGCTCGGTGAGCCAAAACAGTGATGATAAATCTAAATTCGTCTAGTCCACGGTTCATTGCTACGTCAAATTTGACCGGTGTTGAGTCTGGTTGGACGATAGCCATAGGTGGGTTTACTAGATCTGGTGCTTGCGATGCGGTACGAAGCCCAGGGATACGCTTGAGGTTGGTCTCAAGTCCAAGTCGAATGTCGGTAATGCTTGCCATTATGCAAAGTTTCGCATAGAACGGTAAGGGTCTACCAAGTGCTGCACATCAGGGTCTAGACGTGAGCCAACACGAACAACACCCATGTCGCCAAAACCAGCCACGCCCAAAGGTGAATCGTTACGCTTGAAAATACGTGCAGCTTGCAAAATAGTTGCTTGCTTGACAGCGGTTGGCACAGAAGCCCATCCCCAAACGCCTGTAACCTTCACCAAGGCTCTATCTCCCAAGAATGGGAACACGTACTGCTTAACTGCTCTAATGCTCGTGTAGGGCTGTGTGAGGCCGTTTGAGATGCCATTTAGAGGCTCTAGTTGATAGTCGTTTGAAGTCCAAACAGTGTAAGTGTCGCCAACCTCATTAGTTGTTGCCAATTCACTCAAACTCTGCAGGTCATCAATGAAAGTAATCCAAGAGTCAGTAGCCGCATAGTTGCGTGTCGCAGTGCCACCGTTATAAAAGTAACGCCCAGTGTAACCGTCAATTAGACGAGAAGCAGACTCGATAGCGATCTCCAAAAGAGAGTCATCCATGTTGTCTGTAATTTTTAGCGAATTTTTAACATCCGCTAGAGTTGCGTATCCGTTGGTAATTGCCACAAGAAACTCCTAAGTCTATGACTCTATTCTACCGTTGAAACGTAGTCTTTCTTTAATAGCCGTACTAGAGATGCCCTGAGTGTAAGGAATGTAGCAAAGCCCAATCCCACGCTCATCCAACCAATCCTGATCAAACTGCATCTGGGCATAATAATCACGCCTAGCCCAATCAGAACCAATAACAATCAAATCAGGACGACAATAACTGATAGCGACCCGACTATCAGCACCACCCATGTTAGGAACAACCCGATCAACCCAACGACATCCCAAGAGGACAGCCTCACGCTCCGCATAAGAGATAACAGGTCTTTTACCTTTGTATTTTTCAATAAACTCATCCTCATTTAGCGAAACAGTCACAGAGCCAAGCTCTGCACATCTCCTCAGGAACTCCACGTGTCCCGCATGGAACAAATCGAACGTCCCGCCCGTGTAAACACTCAGTCCCATCGGTTCGCCCTCCGCACTTTGAGACTCCACTCACCTTGCGAGAAATCATCTTCTCTCGCCTTAATTTCATAAAGCGTGTGATTTGCCACAAAAGACCTCTGGTTCTGTACCTGATACCCACTATTGAGCGTTGAGGAGTTCTCGTGAAAGACCTTAGCTGCGATGTGATTCTTCGGAACCTCGGCGTAATCCACTCTACGTTCCAAGTCGTTGTCATCAAAATAAAGAGGGTAGAAACGCTCATCGTAAAGACCAACTTTTTCAACCATGCCCTCACCGAATACAACACACGACCACGCCGGAACAATGTCCACAAAGTTGAGAGCATTAGTATCTACACCTTCTTCAATTTTCTTCAATGAACCTGGGGCGAACCAAGCATCATCGTTTATAAGCACCCAATACGGTGCGTATGGTGTTGATTTTACTATCAGGTTCCATGCACCAACAAGACCAAGGCCAAATGGCACACGGATAACCCATAAATTCCGTACCAAAGCAGGTTTGACAGGGTTCCATTCCTGAGTTCCCGAATTATCAACCACCACGAGGTGTTCCACAGGGTAATCCACGGAACGAAGAAGGCGATCAGCAAGATCAAATCTCTTGAGAGTTGCAAAGCCAAGTACCGGAATCACTTAAGTAACTTCTTCAACACAGGAAGCCAGTGCTTGTCAAAAACGGTATCTACATCGAAGTCTTTAGCGAAATCAATAGCAACCTGCGATGCACCACGATCAGCCTTATAAGCCTGTTCTAAAGCCTCCACAATAGATGGAATCAATGGAACCTGCCAGATAGCGTCCTGCCCAGAATCCCACATAGGCTGACCATCAATAAGCCAAGAATCCTCGGCCACAAGATCAGGTGTCGCACCCCAGTTAGAGCCAATAACACGAGTACCACACGCCTGAGCCTCAATCGTGCCCAAACCAAAGCCCTCACCATAAGACGGAGCCAAGAACACGTCCATAGCCGAGTAAAGCCCAGCCAAATCAGACTGAGGCATCCCGTACTTGTAGTCAACATACGGCGGGAACATAATGGCTTCCTTAGGAATACCAAAAGCCTTCAACATCTTGATTAAGTTCCAGCCACCAGCCGACCCAAGTGGATCAGTGTGAATGTAAAGCACAGCGTCAGGGTGACGTTCACGGAAAATACTAAAAGCCATAAGGTTCTCAGAAAACGCCTTACGGTGTATCAGACCAGAAGCCTTGTTAGCTGCGTTCATACCCACAACAAACTCGTCAGTAATACCCATAAACTCACGAGCATCCTGACCGTCAATCTTGTCAGTCGGTCTAAAAATCTTTGTATCAATAGCGTGAGGCACATACTCACAAGCAATGCCATTCTGCTCCATCTGACGTACACCATTAGGAGCCATAGCAATAGGAGTCACGTTCGGTTTCTCCAACCAAGCCTTGACTTTAGGTGGCATAGTCACGTGATCCAACGGAACCCACGAAGCAATGTTCATCTTGTCAAACGCAGGATTGTTCAAAACCCAAACGTCATACAACGAAATCCAAACATCGCTCTTACCAGGATTCTTAGACTTCCAATGAGCGTGGTGCATAGGAGCCACATCGTTAGAATACGGATCCATACCACGAGGGTAGTGAGGTATCTCACCATACGGCGACTTATAGGTGACAATGTTTCCCTCGACACCATAATTTGACATAGCTGCTACATCAGCACCGTCACGCTTTAGACGGTCAATCAGATAAGCCGCTTGCTGACCATAACCAGTAGGTTGAGTTGGACTATTAGACCAAACTGAAACAACGCCATTAATCTTTGCCATTTTTCCCTTTCGTAGATGATTTCAGCATAGCAAATTTTAGGGTAAAGGAAACCCCCCAGAGCCTACGCACTCTGAGGGGCTTCCAGCCTTGAATGGCGAGGGTTTAGCTCGCTCCACCCTTGAAGTAACCAATGTGGGTTGCGTGGGTTAGTCCACCGTCAAGACGGATTAGACCACGGTAAGTGGTTACATCTGAGTTGAAAGCGTAGTCAGCAGACTGATCTACACGGATTCCACCAGCAACACGAACCTTGAATGAAGGTAGGTGACCGAATAGAACAGACTTAGCACCAGTAGCAACAGCTGCAACTGCTGGGTTCTCGTAAACTGCGTAACCCAATAGAGTTGCTGGCTGACCAGGGATAGCAGAGTCAGACCAGATGTAGTTTCCTGCACCGTCCTTCATCTTGCGAGCCGCTGCGATACCAGTCTTTGACATCTGGAAACCAAGACCTGGAAGAACACGGGCACCGTTAGCGATACCGTAAACAAGGTCAATTAGGTTTTCGTAAGTCGCCGCACCAGATACACCGGTTCCACCAGTAACAACTGAGCCAGCTGCTGCTGATAGCTTGGTGGTTAGAACTGAGTTAGCCTGTAGACCAAGTGCAGTTCCTAGTTCCTGAGCGATGTAGCCAGAAATGTCGAATCCTGCATCTGCGATCAATTCGCTTGCCACAGAAACGAGTGCTCCGTACTTCTCAGCACCTAGAGTGATGCTTGCGAAGGTTGGGTTTGACTCGGTGATTGCTGAACCAGCTGCAACTGAACCTGCTGATGAGGTTGCAGTAACGGTTGGGATAACTAGGTTCTCACCTGAAGCAGTGTTGAATACCTCAGAAGTCTGAAGCATTGGGCCAACTAGCTGTGCAATCTCAAATACACGGTTGTAGAAAGACTGTCCAACAGTGTTGCTTGATGGAACTAGTGCTGCACGTGCTTCACGAGCGAACTCGTGTCCACGCATCTCGCCACGAGCGATTGAGCGTAGAAGGTCAGCATCGGTAGTTGATGTTGCCTGTGCAGGGGTGAATGATGATGCTGCTTCAGCAGCAGCGGCTGAACGAGCCTCTACCTTCTGAGCAGTTTCGATAGCTGCATCACGGGCTTCAATGTCCTTCTCGATGCGGTCAATCTTCTGAATGTCCTCAGCAGTTAGTCCACGCTTCTCTGATTCAGCAAGGTCAATAACCTCACGCATCTGAGCAACAAGGTTGCTGCGAACTTCAGCCTGAGTCTTAATGAACTCTGACATGGTTCTCCTAAATTAAAGTGAATAGTTATTTCTGCCGAGGAAACTCAGAGCAGACAAGAGGCCGTGAACACACAGAACCTATAACAATTCTACAAGAGTTATGCACAGCCAAAAGAAGAACCCCCACCAGAGAAAGGGAATAATCTGGTGGGGGAGAAGAACCGCTTAAAGGGGGTTAGCGAGTTTCTTTTGCCTCGACAATGCGAACTTCTTTGGCCGCAGTGTTGTCGGTCTTAACCTCTGACTTCTGAATGTCTTTAATCAATTCAGCAATAACGCCAGAGTCTGGCGAACCAGTAACCTCGTTAATTACTTTTACAGCAATTTCAATTTGTTCTTTAGTAGCCATTACACAGCCTCTTTCATTAGTAGATCTAGTTTCTTCTTCTTCAAAGCCAAGATGTCGCCCTCAACTTCTGCGACTTCCTCAGTCTTGGTAAGTTTTGCAACAACTTCGCTAATGACTTTGGCTTGCTCGGCATCCAATTCTTCACCGGATTCCAATTTCATAAGGCTGTCAGCCAACTGGTCTGCATCAATGTCACGCTTCTCACGGACAGAGGTAGTGCCAGCAGTTCCCTCGTAGGCTGGGAACGAAGTCAAACTTACTTCGTGGACGGCAACTTCTTCCAAAGTTCTGTAGTTGCCATCAGCCGACCAAGAGTCCTTCTTAACTTGGAAACCAAACGACATCGCATCAATTACACCTGAACGGATCAGTTCAGCAACATCACGGCCAGTCTGAGTGTTAGCCAACTTAGCAACAACTTTTAGACCACGAGAATCTTCAACCAACTTCAAGGAACCATTGCGTGTAGACGCAAGAGGCTCTGAAGCGTTGTGGTTCCACAAAAGCATCATACGGTGACGACCCTGCAACGAACGCTTAAACGCTCCTGGCTTAATGGTCTCAATGAATGGGAGAGGCTGAGACGGAGAGTTGAAAACAGCAGCGTAACCCTCAAAGGTCATTCCGTCACCGGTCTCACGAATCTCAAGATCAACGTGCTCAGTACGAATCTCAGTCTTACCCAAAGAACGTGCTTCCTCAGTCAAACCCTCAATACGAGCCTTAATAGCCCAAGCTGCACGAACCCACTTATCACGTGATTCGTCAATTACTTCATCAACCATAGAATGTCTTTCTTCCTCTGCTTTAATTCTAGCAACAACAGACTCCGCAAATGCCAATGTTCTCTGTGCGGCTCTCTTTGATGGGCCAGAACCCCAAAGCAAGTGTGCAACAACTCCAGGGCTTGGATAGTTCTCCGAGCCAGGTTGTGCATCCGGTGAATCAAGATCTACAAGGTGACGTGAAATCCACGCAGCGATACGAACCCACTTGTCATCGCTAACAGTGCCAGAAGCCATGTCACGTGCTTCACGAATAGTTTTCTCAACAAGACCATCGCCACCCAAACCATCTTCATAGTAAGCAAGTCCACGGCGAGCAGCTGCTCTCATGTAAGCAGGTGCTTCTTGGTTAATTGCACGAGACTCTACCGGCTGATCCTCTGGCTGATCCATAGAATCATCTACAGGTTGATCTTCTGGCTGGTCAAGAGGCTGATCCTCTGACTCAACTTCCTCAGCAACCATCTCTGGCTTGACGACCTTCTCTAACTTAAAGACGTTGATAATCATCATCTTGTCAGTAGACGTAAAGATTCCATCCTCGTATTCGTAAATACGAATTACGGCATACTCGCCCTCAACCATGACAACTTCGGCAAGAACTTCAGGATCAAGAACATTCCAAGATACGTAATCTTCAACCTGTAGCGAATCAATAGCTGCACGTTCACCAGCAAATGGTTCATCTGTTGAAAGGCTTATAGCAATGGCTTGCTTGATAGCAGATGCCTTAGTTGTATGACAGCCGTGAACCTTGCCTTCAGCACCTGTGACAGCCCAGCCAGATTTACATTCGGCGTTGTCTTTTTCAATGTAGTACGGCATTTATGTATCCCATCTAAGCCACGAAACAGGGTGTCCCGTTGTATCTGAAACTATCCACAAACTATCAAGTGGCCCTAATTGCAACTGAATAATCTGACTTGCCCCTACAGCCAAGCCGTTATTTACGGTCACATCTGGGCCGCCAATGTGCAACTTAGTTGTGTTGCTATCGTTTTGAACCATAATGTTTGTGTAGTTCGTGCTCAAACCATCAATCTGTTGAGCAGTAGTACCGATTGTCATTTGACCTGAAGTAACAGCCATAATTTAGCCTAACACTGCCAGAATTGTCACAGTTCCACCCAGAGCAACCGCTGTACCATTCATTGTGATCGAACCAAGAGTTACCCATTGTGTGTTGTAATCAGTGCCGTTGACTTTGCTAAGAACTTGACCTGCTGTTCCACCGGCTACAACGCCAGCACCAGTGGCTCCTGTAGCACCGGTTGGCCCTTGAGGGCCAGTAGCACCCTGAGGCCCTATTGCACCTTGTGGGCCAGTCGCACCAGTAGCACCTGTATCACCAGTGTCACCTTTTACACCCTGAATACCCTGAATACCCTGTGGGCCAGTGTCGCCAGTGTCGCCTTTATCGCCCTTAGGGCCTTGAGCACCGGTGGCTCCGGTTGCACCAGTCGCACCAGTATCGCCCTTGTCGCCTTTAATACCCTGTTCGCCACGTTCACCCTGAATACCCTGTGGCCCCTGTGGGCCAGTCGCACCAGTAGCTCCAGTCGCACCCTGAATAGCAAGCGGAAACCAGTGAGTCGCATCTAAAGCAGGTGCTTCACCCTGAGTCGGATCACCAGAAGCAAACCATGATGAGTTGTTGTAATAAACAGCATCGTTGTTTACGTAGTCAATGTCTTGTGACCAGTTGCCACGCCAAAGAATACCTGTCGCACCTGTAGCACCAACCGCACCAGTTTCACCTTGAGGGCCAGTGGCTCCGGTGTCACCCTTGTCACCTTTAGGGCCTTGTGCACCAGTAGCACCTTGAGGGCCGGTAGCACCTGTCGCTCCGGTTGCACCTGTAGCACCGGTAGCACCGGTGTCGCCTTTAACGCCTTGTAAACCACGAGGCAAAGTAAAGTTGATTGTCTGTTCAGGGGCAGTGCCAGTGATTGTGACAACGGCTGTGTCATCTGTGGCTTTAGTAACTGTGCCAACAGTTAGCGTGTTAGCAGGGCCAGTATCACCCTTGATGCCCTGAGGGCCAGAAGTTCCAGTCGTAACAACAACAGGCGACTCTGTAACCGCTACTGCAACGTCCTGATCTGTGACTGTGACTGTAGTAGTAGATTCGACAACGGAAACTACGACATCGCTCATCGGGTCACATTACCTGTCACGTTAAAAGCACCCTCAAGCAAACGAGTGATGGTGCTACCAGAGTTTAGTTCCAAGTCATAAGAGTATGAACCCGCTGACAGAGCTGCGGTTGCTGTTGAAGCAATGGTCACACCAACGCTTCCAGCAGTTCCACCCAAAGTAATACCTGCACCGTTTGTCAAACTTATCAAAGCGGTAGCTGCACCAGCAGAATCACGAACCTGCATAGCCGCTGTGTAACCAGTTAGGTTAAGGGCTGTTCCACCAATAGTGACAGTAAAGGTTCTATCCCAAGTTGCACCCTGAGGGCAAGTGATGTTATAAGTTCCTGGGTTAATCATTACGCACCTGTTTCTGGCTGAAGTGTTGTTGGGATACCGCCATCGTGTGCGATAGCAGGTAGTCCAAGAGCAGACATTGTAGAAGCAGGATCAAAACCAGCCTGAATCAACTTAGTAGCCATAGCCACCTTGCCTTCCATTTCTGGTAGGTCAGATGCTGATAGGTTCACGTTAGCCAAAGGCACACGGTAAACATTGCCACCCTCAACTGAGCGAAGATCCTCTAGTTTACGAATGTCGTTGATGCTCATAAAGCCAGCCTGTGAAGCCACTGAGTAAGCCTGAATACGGGTCTGGAAATCTCCACGCATCAAACCGTTTACGTTGAATTTCAAATACGCAGGGCTTGGTAGCAGACGAGTGTAAGCCCACTCAATCTTCTCCACGTATGGGCGAAGGGTGTGAGTTACGAACTGAATTGCGTTCTGCTCAACAGAAGCGTATGACGCTGTGTCAGGCACACCCAACAGGTGTAGTGGGATGTTGAATGCACGAGCAATTTCTTCAACTGCAAAACGGCGAGACTCCAAGAATTGTGCAGAGTCGTTAGGAACAGTTGTCTGCTTGTAGGTTGCACCGCCAGACAAAATACCTGTCTTGTGTGCTCGTTTCCAACCTTTGTGACGGCTATCAAAACCGTCCTGCAAAGTCTTAGCCTGTTCAGCAGTAAGTAGTGGCCCAGGGAACTCAATCACACCAGCGGTGGTTGCACCCTGACCAAAGAAAGTAGCTGCGTAAGACTGTAGTGCTGAAGCAACACCCAAAGCGTCTGACAATTTAGAGACACGGCTCATACCACGTAGAGCACCTGGCTCCAGCAAATCTGTGATGTGAATAATGTCCTCAGAAGTTAGAAGTTTTGATTCCTTCTCAACTTGGAACATTTTACGACCCAAAGCATTACGCTTAATCTCCACAGTGGTCGGGTCAAGAACAACTAGGTTTACAACTTCGCCTTGAGAGTCACGGAACACACGAGTAAATGAGTTACCGCTAACCATCAACGAAACAAGAACCTGTTGGTAGTGTGCCTGACGAGTGTTGTCAACATCTGGCTGGTCAACCCATGCTGGACGAGGACGGTAAGGGTAGATCTCCCCATCAGCCTTATACAAAGCATCAACTGGCAGGGTAGAGATCGTGTCGCTGATCAGAGATACTGCTGAGAAGAACGCAACAATCTCAAACGCTGTGTTGTTGTTGATGTTCACACCGGCAGGGTTCATCAACTCGATGTCAGCACCGGAGCCCCAAACACTTTGGAATGAGATTGCTCTCTGTTCTGTGAGACGACCTAGCATTACTTACCTCGCTCCAATGCGATACCAAAAAGAACCAAACCCGCACCAGCAACAATTACACCGGCAGGGGGAAACCAAAGGCCAACACCGAGTGATATCGCACTGATACCAGCGATTTGTAGAATCGTAGCTAACATTTACCGCCCTTACATAAAGAACTCAGGAATAACCTGCACTTCCATTCTACCTGCTGTGGCACGGTCTAACGCAATCACAGCTGCAACCGCAGCGTCAATCCTTCGAGCCGAAGCACGATTCTCTTTAACGATACGAATACCAATGTTGTCAGTTTTAGTCACAGCATTAGATAGATGGCGGGCAAGTAACGGATTACCGTCATGGGTCACACGCTTCTCAGTCACATGGTCAAAGAACTTGGCACAGCCAACAACCATACGGCGAGCAGACGTAGACGGGTACTCCACAATCGGAACACCCTGATCAGCCAAAACCTCCATAGACCTTTGCCAACGGAAAGGGTCACAGGCAACTTCTCTAACCTTAGGGAACTGGCGAATGAAGTTCAAGATTTCTTCTTCAACCTCAGCAATGTTTACACGCCACGAATCATCGTGAATAGTGTCGTCCTTCTCCCACGCTTTTACCAAGAACACGTGCGGAGTCTCGTCCTCGCCCTTAGGTACTGTAGCCCCAACAATGACAGTCGTGTCACCGGAGAACGAACCGTCAAAGCCCAGAACAATCTCATCGTCAGGTGTGACCTCACGGGATTCAGCACAGGCATCCCAAGACCCAGCCGGTAGCCAACTGATCTGAGACGACACCCACTGGTTCAAACGCTTAGTACGGAACTCAGCCTCAGGGGTACGGCGAACCGCAGACTCAAAGTCCTCAGCCGAAACAATGTCGCCATAGCCAGGATTAGCAATCTCCCACGCCAACGGGTCACGGTGATCCATTTCAGGTGGGGCTTCCCACCAAGCCATAAAAAAAGACGGATCAACAATTTCACCAGTGCTCACACGCTTGCCATAGTTATACAACGAATAGCAGATGCTGTCCTGACCGGTGCTGTCCGACTTGACACCGGCGGTAGTGATCGCAACCAACTGTCCAATCTTGCCACGGTTACCCATAGCCAAAGAGAACACGTCAAAGATTTCACGGTTCTTGTGAGCGTGTAACTCGTCCATGATCACACGACTAGGGTTCAAACCTTCTTTAGAGTAAGCCTCAGCAGAAACAACCCTAAACACCGAGTTAGTAGACGGCACATAGATAGAGTCCTTATAAACGGTCACTAGGTCTGCCAGTTCAGAATCCTCAACCATACGCTTCGCTTCACCAAACACAATGCGAGCCTGTTCCTTTTCAGCAGCTACCGCAATAACCTCACCACCGTTGATGCCTTCAGCCAGCAAAGAGTAAAGACCAATAGCCGCAGACGACAAAGCACTTTTGCCGTTCTTTCTCGGAAGCCCCAGCAGAGCCGTAGATGCAACCAACCCGCCATTCTCATCACGAGCATAAAGATTTTTAAGAAGTTCCTTCTGCCAATCACGAAGCCTTAACGCCTCACCAGCCCGACCAGCAATACCATCCTTACCAATAGAGCCAAACGTCTCAGCAAACTCAATAGCAAACTCGCCATCACCATTCTCAATAGCAACAGGATCTACGGGAGTCAACCAAGTCGGAGGCCACTTATCAGCCATTCTGCTTCTGAGCCTTCTTAGCCATCAATTCTTCCAGCTTGCTCTTAGTCTTAGCCGATACCAAGCCCAAACGTGTACGATCAGCCGGACTAAAGCCGAGCAAACTAAACCCTTTAACAATCTGAACCTCAATGTCATTCAACTGCTTAAACATATGCCACTCATGCGGGTGCTCAGCCACATACTCACGCAAAAACTCACGGCGATCAAGTTGCTCACAAATCAACTGCACCAACCCAGTGTCAGTCTTAATGCTGATCCACAACTCACCAGCCCCAAAGATGCTGTCCCAGAACTGTTTACCCACAGGGCCAAGAGGACGATGCGGTTCAACATACCCGTATTCCAACGGAGCAATAGCGTCATTACTTGGAATAGGACGTTTGCCAGGATTCCCCTGAAGGATCCTCAACTCTGCCGGTTTTGCTGGATTAGCCATACATAAAGCCTAGCGTAGGAAAAGTTTGAAATGCGTATAGGTGCGTAACACTGCGGGCGGGGTGTCATAGACACGTGATCTGGCAGAATTTGACCCACTCCCCCCTATAAGGGTGGGGGTCTATGTTTTAGGTGGGGTTAGGTGGCTTGTAGGCGGTCGTTTAGGGTTGCTTATGAGCGTTAGTTCGTGGCCGTGTTTTCGTGGCGTGTACGGGCATCCTGTGGCGTTTTAGCTCTTTAGGGTATAAAAATAGGCCCTTTACTGGGC